CGAGGTCGATCAGATTCTTGCACAAGCAGCAATCAAATACCGCTGTCTTGACCAGCGCGCCATCGACTTCTGCCTGGACGCAAAGGCAGAAGTCATCCGGCAGTCGGGGGCGCTGGAATACTACCCGCCCGAAGTGGGCCTGGAGGACGTGGGCGGCCTGGACGAGTTGAAATCCTGGCTTAAGAAGGCCGGGTACGCGATGACCGAGGAAGGCCGCAAGTTTGGCGCACCCTCACCGCGTGGTGTCCTCTTGACCGGTGTACAGGGTTGCGGTAAGAGCTTGACCGCCAAGATGGCTAGTTCGTTATGGAAAGTGCCCCTCTTGCGGTTGGATGTGGGCGCGCTGTTCGGCGGGCTGGTCGGCCAGTCTGAGCAGCAAACACGGGATGCCTTGCGGGTCGCGCTATCCATCGGGGGCATTCTCTGGATCGACGAAATCGAAAAGGCACTAGGCGGCAGTGGTGAGCTTGACGGAGGGACAAGTCAGCGAGTTTTCGGGACGCTCTTAACCTGGATGGAGGAGAACGCCGGGAACGGGGTATTCGTGTTCGCGACCGCCAACGACATCGGAGCGCTCAAGCCAGAGTTGATCCGGCGCTTTACTGAGACGTTCTTTGTCGATGTGCCGCAGGAGCAGGAGCGCGCCGAGATTGCACGCATACATCTTAGTAAGGTAAATCGAAACCTCGATACCCAGACAGTCGCACAAGCAACTGAGGGCTTCACCGGAAGCGAGATCGAGAAAGTTGTCCACACCGCGTTGTGGAATTGTCTCGGAACCGGCAACGACATCACCACCGCCGACCTCGTCCAGGCAGCACAAGAGACCGTCCCCCTTACGGTGACGATGCGTGAGAAAATCAACCAAATGCGGCAATGGGCGAATGTAGCCCGGCCCGCCAGCAGCAAGCAGGAGAGCGGGCGACAGACTGCACCCAAGCGGTCAATCGCGGTGGAATTGTAGGAGGTTAAAATGGAACATTCGGTTGAGTTGTCGGTTGATCAGGAGGGGATAGTGTTGATAGTGCTACACCCGAATGATCACGAGGTTACCGAAGACCTATCCGGCGAAGTCGTCGAGCAAAGACGCGGCGGCTACGTGCTACCGGTGCACCCGTTCAAGCGCAAAGCTTTTCAGTGGTTACGTCGCACGTTTGGGAGCAAGGGGCGCGTGGCCGACCGGACGCGCTCTTGGGTTGGTCCGTGGATGGTCGTGGACGCCCAGACTGGCAAGGAATTGCCTTACTGGTATTTTACGCACGCCGAAGCTGTAAAAGCCGAGGTGGAGTATATCATAGAGGAGTTATCATGAGCGAGTACTTGAAGTTTCGTTTGAAGTTCACTGATAGGGCCGCCTTCGAGGAGGCCCTGATGGAAGTTTGTGCGCAGTTGAATATCGAAGTCGAGTTTGGGCGCGAGCGTCGCCTTGCACTGTATGATTTTCACGGCGCGAAGTCGCCCGATGCTGCCGATTATGTGATTCGCCGGCGCTTCGTTGGAGAGTATGCCAACGACATCGGTTTTTGTTGGGACGGGCAGGAGATGGAAGTTATCATTTCGGATTTTAACTTTGATCGCCAGCCAGTGATCATGCGCGCACTCAAGCAGCACTATGGGCTTATCTCCAAGTGTCGTGAGTTGGAAGCAAAGGGTCTGGAAGTCGTCAAGATGTGGACTGACGAGAAGGGCAACCTGCGGGCGACCCTGAAACCCGGACGTAACTATCGACCAGCAGCACGCAGGCAGACGGCGCAACATCAGACGGTAGGGAGGCGATAGATGGAAGACTTCACGATTGAGATCGTAGTGGATGCGGACGGTAACATTGAGATGCACGTCGCAGGCATTGACGGCCCGGTGTGTGAGGGGTTACTGGATAGCCTACTCGATACCAGCGAAGCCGTAGAGCGGGGGCATACGGACGATTGGCAGAAGCGCCAAACACGCTCTGCAAGGCGCGAAATTTCAACAGGGAGGTGATTTGTGAGAAAAAACATAGTAGAACTCGTTAAAACCTCGTTAAGCACGGAGCGGGGCTTTTCCTGCTCCACCTTGGCCTACTATCTAATGCCGCAGGCCAAGCGGCTCATTGCTAGGATGCGGGCATTGAAGCAACAGAAGCTTAATTTTTAGTGTAGTAAAATCTTACGGGCTAGGTGTAAAATCCTAGCCCGTTTTTTGTTGCCTCACGTGTATTTTCGTCTGGCCCACGATGCCAGGGCCAAAAGGTCGCCGCCCTCCAGGCGGAAGTCATCCCACCCCCACCCGCCAGTATGGTATCACTCTTCTTCTGTGTATCTGCCCAATCCCGTAGCAGTCTCATAGGCTGCCAGGTTATTTTGCACCCACGCGAGAAACATGCTGAGTTCCGCTTGCGTGGTCTGTGGCGTTGGGTTGTCTATGCCCAACTGCTGCCCGTCGGTATTTAGGATACGAATATCAGCATGCGGGCTGATGCTATCTGTGGTGAGTGTGGTATCCGGTGCAATCTCGATTACCAGCCTGATGGGGCGATATTGCGTCGGTGTGAGTTGCTCAACGATGCTCATAAGTCCTCCTTAATTGTATAGTGCAATATATTTGTATCCAACACCGGTAACATTGACGCGGACTTTGCCATAATACGCACCGAGCGCGGCGGTATCAATCGGGTTTCCAGCGCCGACCGTGCTGGTAAATTCTATGAATTCCTCTGAGAGGTCGGCTTGATCGAGTAATAGCACCGGTATAGCGCCGGTGGTGCTAGATTGGTCGACGTGGAGTTGTGCAGTGGGACCCGTCGTCCCGATACCGACATTGCCACCGCTTAGATAGCTGTCTGCGCCGGTGTGGAGACGAACGCGGTTGGTGTTGGTGTTGTCGCGCATATCCATTATCGCATCCCCGTTTGCATTGGTCGCTGTGTAGGCATACCAACGCATCCCAGCGCCAGAATTGAGACGCAGGCCGCCACCCGCCCCACCACTTCCGCTATTCAATATGTCAAATTGCTTGCCTGGCGTAGCAGTATTTATACCTACGTAACAGCTACTAAAATACGCATAATTCGTCCCGCCGCTGCTATCAAATCCAAGTCGCGCACTTGCTGCCCCGTTGCCAATCCAGTCCCCATCCTCTACCGTCACGCCGTTGATCCCAGAGAAGGCGAATGTCCCCGCCGCATTCACGGTCAGGAGTTCGTTGCCAGATATGCCGAACGTGCCTCCGTCAATAGTGAAGAAATCATCCAGGGTTAGCGCGCCGGCCGCGCTAGAGCGTAGTACCGTGTTATGATTCGCCGCCCCGTCGTTGGTCGTAGCTACCCAGTCCACATCCGAGCCGTCACTCTCTAGAATTTTCTCATTTGCACCAATGCCGAGCCGTTGCCAGCGCGCGCCACCGCCAGGGTCAAAGCCGCGCAGGATGTCACCGGAGACCACGACGGCTGGTGTGGTGTCGGTGTGCACTGTGCTGAGGATGTCGTGCACGCCAATACTGGACGCGCCGCCAATGAGTTGCCACCCCGCCGCGCCGTTGTTATTCAGGTACAAATCATCGTGCACGTCATCCCAGTAGAATGTGGCCTCGCTGGCGTTGATAACGGGTACACCTGCGCCAACCTGTATACTGGCATAATAGTCAATTATTTTCAGCGCCTTAGATTGCCGTTCCAATGCAGCGATCCGTTGCGCGATTTGTTCTAGGTGATCAGCCATTATATATCCCCTTCCGCCTCCAGCTTGCCGGTGTCGATGTCCTCGCGCCCGTCGCCGCGCCCGCGCAGTGTCACAGACCGAATGAGCACCGGGAAACTATAGCCCCGATCCTCAATAGTCACCAGGTCGCCATAATCCCAATCTATCCCAAAGGCCAATTGCGGCGAGTCCACAGGCTGCCCGGTGATGCGCACATGCCCGCGCCCGCTATCTAGGGCAATGCGTCCCTCGTCACGCACCGCATTATTGCCAGCGCTCTGATTGCGCGCGTCTGCAAATTCCTCGATACGATTCCACGCACTGGCATTATAGCGTCCAGTGTCGTACACCTGCTGGATATTGCGTTTATCGCGCGGCCCTTGTCCGCCAGCGTAGATATAGGTCACCTCATCTAGGTAATCGAATTCCAGTTCTGGGTCCAATAGATTGTTGTTGGCGCTGGAAAACACCGCCTTGCCCGTGCGGTCGCGACCTGGTCTATCGAGGTAGGTATTAAATTCCAGCGCGATACTCTTAGCGGTGATCGTCGGTACGAATTCGAAAAACACCTCGTTACCTGCGATACGCGCCGCTTTGGCGATGTCGGATAGGATGCCACCGCCACCGTAGTCTAGCAACTTCTCCCACGCGAAGTCACGAGTGATCGTCGGTGCTGCGCTCAGATTTGGATGCACCGTAACGCGCGACCATACCCGCGTCCCCGCTGTCGGTGCGGGGTTCGTGCCGTTAGCAATAGCATCCCGCATGATAGCTTTCAGCATATCATCGGCAGCCTGCGTCTTTAGCGCGTTGCTACTCCCGGCCTCGTGAGCGACAATGCGCCGCCGCAATAATTCCTTTATGTCTGGCGCTTTTAGCTCTAGGGATTGCTCCCCATTGCTCGCCGTCTTATACTTCCAATAACGCAGAAGATACACATTCCATAGCTGATAATTATTCGTGCCTGCCGGTGCACGCCAGAACTGTATCATGTTATCGCGCCGCAACACGTTGGTATTAAAGCCTGCCAGCGGTAGCCCCATCTCAAGGATAGCGATACGGTTGGTGACTTTAGGCGCGTTAAACCATAGCAGCTGATCCCAGAAAGCCGAGGTCTCAAAGCCCGTGATGCGCTCACCTTTGTCATTCGTAAACCAAATTTGATAGCTACCGGCAGCCATTAGTCAAAGCTCCCAAACGGATTACGCCACACTAGCTGTGTATTGCTGGCGGCGCTGCCCGCCAGCGTTATCAACGCCGTCACCTCATTCGCGCCCGCTTGCAGATACCACTGTGCAATATCGCCAGATACCAACGCCTCTGGCACTTCACCGAAGAAGTTGGAGGTGATCGCCTTGCGCGTCGGGTGCATTTCAACGATCAGCTTTTCCCTATCCAATAAGTCATAGTTGAAAATCAATTCGCGCCCCGTGGTCTCGTTGCGCAGTGTAGAGACGGTTGCCGCCGAGGCTGCCACCCCTGCCACACTGTCGACCCGCCCGATGGTCAGTTGTGGATACGCGGGCTTGCCACCCCCATTCGCCACGTTGGTCTTTCCTGCTTTAACAGCGCTGCCCGTGGCGTCGAATCCCAGATATATATTGTAATTATTGCCCGTCACCGGATCGCGCTGGCCGAAGTCGATAGCATAGATATTTGACGCCGGTGTGACTACGTCCAGCTGCGACCAGATACCCGAAGCCCCGCCGCGATAACGCGCGACGTGATCGGGCAGTGTGGCAATCCCCCCAGCCTCAGTAAACGCACCGGTGTAGAATACGACATTATCCGGTGCAATGCGCACCGCGTAAGCGCTGCCGTTCAGGCCACCGCTGGGCTCGCGATATGTCTGGTTATCCCAGATTGCAGTGCGCCGTAGTGTGATCGCGCTGCCCGCATTCTGCGTAAAGCCCCCGGCGATATACAAGAGATCGCGCTGTCCATCGTAGGCCAGGCCGCGCACCGCATTATTAAGCCCGGACCCCGGTCCCATCGCGTGCCACGCCGTACCCCCGACCAGTTGCGCCACGCGATACGCCGTTGCCCCTTGCATCTGGGTAAATGCCCCGCCAGCATAGAAGTCCCCACTGGCGGCTTGCTCTACCGCATACACAATCCCGTTAGCACCCGCCACGCCACCTGGCGCAATCCAAGTTGCCGCGCTCAAATCCCACTGTGCGACATAGTCCGCATTAGCTACGCCCGCGAAGTTAGTAAAGTCGCCACCTACCAGTATATCACCATTTTTTAATACCTTGATAGCCCGCACGTCGGTAATGGTTGCCCCGGTTGCCGGTGCGCCCAGTGCCGTCCAGTTGCTTCCGTCCCAGACGGCGATATAGTCCGCCGCCGCTACGCCCCCCGCATTGGTAAATGCACCACCTACCAGTATGTCACCGTTGGGCCGCTCAGTAATCGCGTAGATAATCCCGTTTATATCCGAGGCGTTACCCACCGTCGCCCACGTCCCCCCCACGGGATCATATTTAGCAATGTAGTTACGTCCCGCTACGTTGTCCAGCCCGGTGAAGTTGCCGCCAAAATATACCGTGCCGTCACTGGCATAGTGCACCGCGTAAATTGTGCCATTGGTACTGGGGTTATTTGATAGCCCCAGGTCCTCCCATTGCCGCGTGCCCTGGGTCTGGCGTCCGCATAGGTAGCGAAATATGTCCGTGTCGTTGGTATCCAATAGCTGATGGCTATCCTTCACCGCATACCAGTACGGGTCAGGACACAGCCAGCGAATCGGGCTTACTTCATGCTCGTTGTTCTCCAAACGGAAAACGGCTTCCAGCCCGCCCTCATAGTGACACAGCGCCTCTTTGTCCTGCGCGCCGCCAGTGTGCCTGATGCGCAATTTCTGCCAGCCGTAACGATCTTGAGGATAGCGATCATGGGCCAGTTCTTTGATGAGTGCCTGGCGCATGGCGTTGAGGTTACACGACGGCGAGGTCTGCGCGTCCTTAATCACCGCCAGTAAGGTGAATACGCGCTCAGCGTCTTTGATGTTGTTCGTTTGTCCGCCAGGTAGTAGGGCATAGGAATCCACGGAGACCACGGGCGAGGTGGCGCCCGCGCCGTCGATCTCACGCACTGCGGCGTTAAGCGTGTCCTTGAGATCGGCAACAAAGCCGATGTCACGGCTGTACGCACTCGCCTTGCTCTTGCTGGCGTGCTCCTGGCCTAGCCAGTAAGCGCCCGGTTGATCGCCGTCCCAGTAAGTGTAGAGGACTGCGGCGGGATAGAGATTCATGGCGTCCACGTTGATAGTGCGCCCCGCTGTCGGCCAGGCATTAGTCACAATGCTGATATTACCCGCCAGGTCTGCGGCGACTGGAATTGTAGATTGTAGCTCATGCCATGTGTCAGTCGCATCCGTTCCCGAGGTCCAGCGCTTGACCACGGTTTCTGCAACGCCCCAACCGCTGATTGTGATGCTGATGTTGCCCCCATCCCATGCAGAGGGTACATAAACCATTGCCGTGACAGTGTGTGTGGTAGAGGCATCTACCACGGTGGCGGCATACGTGGCTAGTATGACGCTGTCCTGATGCGTGACTAGCAGCGACGATGCACCACGCCATGCCCTGACTGTGGAGCGGTCAATGGTATTCGTGCCTCCGGTGCTCCAGCCCGCCTTGCTGGTTTCGATAGAGGGATTATCGCAGTGATTGATTTTAAACGATCCTATGGGTTCGATGATTTTCCAGTTGCTCATGCGCTCACCACCCCCATGAGAGTACGGAAATCCTGCACGACGGTCGGTGTCGTGGCCTGAGTGTTGACGGTCATCTTGAATTCGTTATTTGTGATGTTGTTGGCCGGCGATCCCTGATTGTCTATTGCCCTGAGATTAGCTTGCAACTCTGGAAGCTCTATATTATTCATTTCCTGAAGTGCGCTATTGATACCACGTAAGCCCAGCTCAAAGGGTGTAGGACTGCCCGGCGTGAGGATTGAAGGCATCTTAAAGTTCTTAGCCTTGTCCGTGAGTTTATCAAACCAGCCCGTCACTTTTTCGACAGCCCCGGCCACGCCATCCAGCGCGCCCTCTATCGTTGGTAAGATGAAATTAGCCAGTGACTCCAATGGAGGTATGACAGTATCTAGCGCAGGCTTTAGAGTCTTCTCCCACGCCGCCTTTAGTACGTCGATAGCGATCGGTAGCGCCACTTCCATAAAATCACGGATTGACTCAAATAAGGGTATTAAGCTAGTCTGAACAAAGTCCCATACCGTTTCAATGGCTGGCAATAAAATCGTTTCCCAGACATTTGATAATGCCTCAATGGCTATAGGAAGATTAGTCTGCAACCAGTCTAAAACTTCCTGCGCTATCGGCCAAAATACAGTTTGTATCCAAGTGACAAATTTCTGAATTGCCGGTTGTAGTGTGGTCTGCCAGAAATTTGACGCGGCTTGAATGGCTATCGGGAGATTAGTCTGTAGCCAACCAACGACCTGACCAATGGCGTTGATTAGTGGATCAATCGCAAAGGCTGCCTCGCCAAAGGTGCTGAACAGCGCAACTTTAAGAGCTGCCAGCGGGTTACCCCCCTGCGCCAATAAGCTGAGGAACGTGCTGAGAAATCCAGACACTTTTTCGACAATGCTGGCAATGATTGGCATAACGCGCTGTCCGAGATCCATAAGCGGTGGTAGTAGCGCCTCTATCACTGGTAAAAATGCCACCCCCAGCTGATCGGTAAAATTCTTAAATTGCGCCTTGGCTTGTGCTATCCCTTCCGCTGCCGTGACGTTTAAGCCACCCATGTCATTTACAAGGTTATTGCCTGCCTCGACCGTCGCATTAAGCAACGCAATCTGTTTTTCCTCAGAGGTTAGCTCCTTCACGGATTTCCCGAGACTCTTAGCCATTGCCTCGTTGGCTTCCGTGGCTTTTAGCACCAAGCCGGTGTTGTCGATTAGCAACGGCGACCCGCGCTTAATACCTGTGACCAACGACTCAAAGAGAAAGTCCACATCTTGCCCGGTGGCTTTGGCTGCGGCCCTTGCTGCTCTGAGCAGGTTAGGGATGTTCTTGCCAAATTCTCGCCCGAAGTCCTCGCCTGCGCCCGTGAGTGCAACGTTAGCCTTGCGCATCAGGTCAAAGTCCGATACCGTGCCCCCCGCAGCCTCTTTCATAGCGTCCAGGGAGACCCCGAATTTCTGAGAAAGGTTGTCGAATGACTGTCCAATGCCTTGTAATGGCGCGGCGTTGAGTGCTAATTTGGTGAGTGCTCCACCAGCGGCAACAATACCCCCTGCAAGACCAACGGCAGCACCGGCAGCTATCTTGAATGCGCCCGCCATCCCCTTGCCTGCCCCCTTAGCGACACCACCAAGTACGTCAGTTAGGCCTTTGGTGTCTTTCTTAACGCCCTCCATTGACTTTGTAAACTTGTCAGTTTTTGCTACCAGCTCAACTATTAGCTCAGCCAACTTTACACGGGTTGCCATTATACCTCCACCGGATCACCAACGCGCTTCACTGTCCAGCGCGCTTCACTGTCCAGCCGAACATCCGCGCCATGCGTAACGCCCTGGCGACACGCTGCTCGTCGGTCAGTTCTTGCGGTGCACCTCGCTCTCTGATATAGTTCATGAAGTCCTGCGGCTTCCTGGTATGCCCCCGCTTGCCCTTGTGTGCGTTGGCGATGGTGGCGGCAATAATGCCCATGCGCGCATCGTCACGCCAGTGTGTATATTTGCTGTCCCACGGATCAGATTCATAGAATATGGTCCATTCTCTTAGCGTATGCGCGGGCATCTCGGATAGCATAATGTCTGGATTGGCGTAACCCAGTGCCAACGCCAGGCGAAACACGAAAAGGCGTGCCGGGCTTAGGCTTTTGGGTCGGAGCTTTCCTCATTATCATCCTCGGCGATCACGCCGGATAATTTGAGGATCGCATCCGACCATTCTTGAATGATGCGATTAGGCATCCCGGCAATGCGTTTCTCATCATTCTTATGCAGTAACGGTTCGCCCTGCTCGTCAATCGTAGCCCACACTATCGCCTTAGCGCGAATGCCTTCAATGCGCTGGATGTCAGCCTCGCCTTTTTCGTTAACCAACTGTAAGCTAAAATGCTCGCTCTCAGAAGCGGAAAGCTCCCGTATTCTCACGGTCACATCCCCGTTTTTATCGAAGTCTTTTAGCGTTAATTCTTGCGTCTTGAACCCTTCGGCCTGTAGAAATCTATCTCTGGTTAAATACGCCATGTGTCACCTCTACGCCGGTGGCGTCCAGTAGAATGTCGGCTTGCCCGTGACTTTGATCGTTACCTCGCCATTGTGCACCCCTTCCAGCGGTGCGGCGTGGGTCAACTCGGTAACGAAGCCATCGAAAATCCAGTAGGCCGTGCCGTTGCACAGGCTATAGTTGTACTTCCACTTAGGCACAGTACACGCGCCTTGACTCATGCTCTCGTAAAGCGATGTGCCAGCGCTGCCCCCGTATTCGACGTAATTCGGATCATCGTTGAATACGAAAGACAACTCGCCAGGATCGACCATCGTCGGTATGTAATCCATAAAGTAATCCGTCTGGCTGCGGTCGGTGATTTCTTCGTTGTTGCGCGATGGTGAGAAGCCTTCGATATCGCCCACCTGGCGGAAAGCCGTACCCCAGGCCGTACCGCCCGACGGGTCCCACTGCAAGTTCGCCGAAAAACTCGGTTGATGCGTCATAGTTTAATACCTCCCCAAATACTCTTTAATGTCTGTTGATCTTGCGACCACCACGGCTCATGCGGCTCGTGTAATTTGTGGTCACACCACACACCGGGCACCCACAGCGCCTGGCCTTCATTGCGCCAGGCCAAGTTGTAGTGCCTA